TTTCCCGATGCTCTCGGCCTCTTTCTTCAGTTCGCGCAATCTCTTCTCTGCGCGCTTAGTGTCCGTCTCGAAAGAGCCGGTCTTCATCAGCAGATCAACGACAATCGAACCGGCAGCCATTATTTAGCCCCCTTAGAAGCAAATCCCATAGCCCGTAGCGTGGCCATGTCTGCCTCGTTTAGCCCATCATTGCGCGCATCAGGCTGCAACCAATCGAGCTTGTCTCTGATTTCGCCACCAGCCATAGACTGTGAAATCAGCGCTGCGGGTCTATGGTATCGGTGCATATCGTCGAAGGGGAACAGTCGATAGAACTCCATCCACCGCAGAAACTCGGGCTGCGTCATCGTTGATTGCCACTCCTCGACGCTGCGGCCACCGAGTGCAAGGGCGAGAATATGCCAAAACCATTCTTCGCCCCTGGCCGCTAGCCTTTTCCCGCTTCGCCGATATCATTTGACCCGATCACGATCATCTCGCACAGTTGCGGCTTAAGCGTGGTCGGAATCAATTGCGCCTCTTGCTCGGTCATGAGCGGCGCGCCGTCTTCGGTGCAAAGACTCGAAGCGATGAACTTAGCCCGCGATACCTGGCGCGCAAGATCACCCGCTTCATCTTCTGAAAAACGAGTCTGCGAACCAAGAAACACCGAAATTTCGTTCGGCGTCTTGGCCTTGTAATGCAGGGTGTGCTCTTGTCCGTCAGATAGCGTCTTGGTGGCGGAGCGAACCCCGCCCCGAAACATCAACAGCGATTTGTCCACGGTCAAGCATTCCAGTTCGCCGTGACTGCGCCAGAGCGTTGCAGGGTAAGAGTGCCCCGAACGATTTCATTAGTCGAAATGTCGATATTCACGTCTGCAATGTATGCCGTGAATGCGAAGCTAGTCCGATCAATAGGCACGTTGAAAACGTCCGCCGTGTTTGTCGGGTCTGTAGTGGATTCGCTCAGGCAGGCGAGCCACGGGAGCGACGTGCCCAAATCCTTGAGGGTGAAAAGCAATTGGTGCGATGCGGTTTCTGCGCCAGTGGTCAGCAGATTGAACGGCACCGACACCTGGCCCGGATTGCCAAGGCCGCGCACATATTCGCGGTCAGTGGTTGCATCGAGACAGGTAGATTCGATTTGATCTGCCGCGCCTCCGAGCCCGGTGATTCCGGTGGGGCATGACAGCTTGGTCATTACATAGTCAGTGTTCGAGGTGTCGATAAAGAACAGCTCTGTCCCTTGGGTTTTGACGGTTCCGACAGTCATGGCGATCGCCTTTTCAAATGTGCCAACTCATCGAGCCAGCGGGTTAAAACTCCCTCGGCCAAAACCAGTCGAACTGCATCGCAATCCGGTATAACTTGGTTTCGGCTTCTCTCTCATTGATAATGATCCCGGTCATGTGCGCACTCGGTTCTGCCGCATCGCGCACAGCTTCGGCAAGAGTATCAACACCTTGGTCTGTTTGGTGCCAGCAGTCCACTTGCACCGATATTCTATCCGTTGTCGGTGTGCCGCTCAAATGATTTTCTGGAACCCCAGTGACTACGAACCACGTCACATAAGGTTTCGTCACGTCTTGCGGTGCTACACCGTGCCTGTAGATTCTCGGGGGATTGGTGCCAACAATGTTCTTAACCGCCGTCGATGCCTTCAAGGCTTGGAAAACCGGGGGCAGGATCATGATCTATTCACAATCTTATTGATAGCATCAAGCAGCGACCTGATGGTTTCGTCAATTGCCGCTTGAGCATTAGACAAAAATGCAGGACGTAACCAAGGTTCTGCGGGTTGTTGACTGCTTCCGTATTCGAGAAGATTCGCAGTCTTCAGCGTGGTCACTGTCTGCCCTTTGCGCTTGTAATTCTGGCGCTTGATCCTGACAAGATATCGCTCCCCTCGGCCATCTGTCGGCGGCTTGCCTCGGCTTACCACAAGGCTAGACAACAGCAGACCCGTATTGTCCTCTCCAGCGGCGGAACGTCTTAGATTCGCCTTCGCAGGCTTTGAAATCTTGAGCGCGCCCTTTCGCAATGCCGCTCTAACAGGCCCGCCGCGCTTACTGACGACAGACGGCGGCAACTTCTTGAGAAGATCAAGCACGCCATCAATCCCAGTAATGCGCATCTCGACTAGCATGTTCGGATTATCCGCTTAAATGCATAACTTAGGATCGAGTCTCGCCCGGCCTGCGTTTCAAAGTCTCGTTTCTCTAGACACTTGAACCCGTGCGCAGCCATCCATGATTGAAAGCCCACGTCTGTCCAGTAGTATAGATGCTCGCCCGGCCTGTAGTGTCTCGAATATGGAATATCCGATAGGTCATCAAATATCGGCAGGCTTGCAAACAACTTCCCATGAATAGGCACATGCCTTAGATATTCATCAGGCGTTTCAACGTGTTCTAGAACATCCCAGAATGAAAACACAGAGAACTGATCGGGTGTCCCGTATAGGTTTTTTGCCCAGAGCCATTCCACCGCTACCGGGTTAACGTCAAAGCCGAATGTATTCGGCCTTTTCTTGACGAACTCACCGGACCCGATACCAATGTCCAGCACACGCCCAGACCCGAAATGATCCGAGACTAGATTTATTCTGCCATCGTTTATTTTGAGTGCGATTTCTTGGTCTTCGTAGCTCAGGCATTTGTCATAGTATTCGCCGCCGTAGTCAATGACAAAGCTTCGATCAATTTGATATGCAACACCATTGGTTCGGCAAATGAATAAATCATCAGCAGCCTTGCCTTCATACGCCGCAATGAATTTATCCATCGCGCCACCATGCGAATATATCAAGTACCTTGATCTGGTGCTTAGGCAGTGAATCTACAAAGTCACACACACAATCCTTGCGAGGAATCCAGTCTCGGTCATAGTCATGGAATAACACAGACCCGCATTTTTTAACCGCATCGAAGTCGAATGCCACCTTTGATATTGCATCGTGCGCGCCATCAATCACGGCAAAGTCAAATTCCATATGCGAAAGAATCATGGCTTTCTCTGCATCGTCCTCGACCAATACCAAATCAATATTATTGATGCCGAGTGATTCCCAGAATGCCAGGCGATCAAATGTCTGCCCCGCGTTTTCTAGCTTGCCGTGCTTCAAGTCGAACGTAATCACGCGCTTGCAGTATTGTGATAACTCTGCGGCACCGACTCCTTTATAAGTGCCAATTTCTACTGCTGTTCCGCAGTTCGCGCCCTTGAGTATTGATTCAATGACTCCGGCGCCGCCGCGAATGCTCAATACACTTCTGTTTAGAATTCCTTCGCCGTACTTGTCGACGATTCTTTGCCGCATCGGGCTATTCATGTTTCCACCCCACAACACAGAACGACCATAGCAAATCTCGCTCGCTGTGGATCACATCGACAAAGCCCAGGTCAGAAATAATCTTCGCCATCTGCGCAGGCGCCCATGAGTGAAGGTGTTTGCGGCAATTCTGCGGTTGCCAATATTCCATGTCTGGATGCGGCAAGTATAGAAACAACGGAGCGCCCGGCGCAAGCCTTGTTTTCCAATGCTCTAGCGCTGCAATTGGGTTTTCAAGGTGTTCAAGGCAATGGCTTGAAAAGATGAACGGCCAGAATCCTTGCGGCAGGGCCATTGCGTCTTTGCCGTCCTTGATGTCGATAGGCTCTGCTCCGTACAATGGCCACTTGCCGCAACCAACGTCGAGCCCGTACCCTTGGCAAAACTGCTGCGCGAATGGTTCTATGAATTTGCGCGCATTTCCATTCTTCAAAAATTCAGGGTATTTTTTGCCTCGATACTCGAAAATCATGCGACCTCCGGTTGCCTTGCCTTTATTAATTTGGATAATGCATCGTCCATTGAAATATTATAGTTGTTGATATTCTTTTCTAGCCATATACGTTCTGCTTCTGGATTATGCGATATGGGGTCTTGTTTGTTTTCTGATTTAGGTCGCCACGATTCTGTCACGTTGTGAATTCCAGACCTGAAAAAATCAAACCCTGTCATATACACACTCGCAGGGTTGAACGACAGTATGTCGATCAGTGCAGAGAATCCAGTTGTCGGCATTCTTCTATTCAACATCTCGAAAGTTTTCAAAAAATCCTCCGTCGATGGAATATAGGTGTCGCAAAACCAGAAGTTTCTCCTTGATATGTAGATGTATCTGTAATCTACTCCAGCATGTTTTCCCATTTTCGTGTGCCAAGGTGATTCTATGGCTTTAGCATTTGGGCATTTGCACATGCACAGCGTTACGCCGCTGCGTTTTAATTCTGTCGGCGTTTTCTTGATTGAGAATCCGAAGAAACTGTAAAACACATCTGTCCTGTGCCCAGTCCTTGACGACAATTTGAAGTTGTTCACCCGGACGACAACATCATGCGAATCAATAAACCCCATCTGATTGCCGAGCACTCCCGGACCACTACCCACTAACGCAATCCGTTTCCCTTCCAGCTTCTGTCGTACTGTGTCCTTGCCGCAAAAGTCCATTCGCCGCCCCTTCGATGTGAACCTTTGCAGCATCGTCTATAACGTGCTTCGACGTTGGTTTGTGCAGTATTTTCGCAGGAGTCACACGGTTTAGAAATGCATCCCGGTGATTTAATCCACGCCTCGACCAGACCAGCAGCGCCGGCTTTGATAAAGATTCTGCTAGGGGGACTATGAACGATGGGTAGCCGATGAATGCATATGCTGCGCAAGCCACATCGAGCAACTGCGCCACCGTGGTCCGGTTCGATAGGTCGATGTCGATACCGCTAAAGTTGAATAGCGGCTGGCCAGCGCCGATCTGGACTATCGTGGCCTTGCCAGCAATGGCATTGATTGCCGTTTGGATCGCTTGGCAGTCGGGCAGCAGACAAGCACCGAACCCATCAGAACGGCCCATAGGCGCGCGCGGGAGCTGCACGCATACGATGGGCTTACCTGTCGGCAGTCCTGCCGGGGATGGGACCCAATCTAGGCGCAGGTCCACCGTAGTCGGCAGTCCAACGGATATGCACATATCCTGAAATTGGCTTGTCCCCTTTGCGCCCTTGCGGACAACATAGTGCGAGACAAGATCGGCGCGGCGTGAGTGGGGCGAGACTTGGTAGCCTTTGAAAAGTTCGGGCCAGTCGCTCAGGATGTGAAGCGGCTGGTTTAGCGCGCGGGCAACGGATTGCAAATATAGCGAATCGCCTAGCCCACGTCCGGATCGGATTGACTTCACAGCGCAGACTCCAGCGGCATGCGCTCAAAGCAAGTTAACGCAGTATCCCGGCTGGCGTTGATGACCTCGAGCCCGGCCTTCTTCGCATGCGCAGCCACACGGCTAAACTGCGTCGGCCATGCGTCAATCGAAAGCGCATTCGACAACGGGGTCGGATGGTTCCCGTGCCAATGGATCGAGCCCCCTGTTTTTTGGCAATCGAAGCCAAGCAAAACGACCCTCGCAGCCTTTGCCCCGACAGCGATGGCAATGGCACATGCGCCAGAATTGCCGACGCCTTTGAACCAGCGATTATTGTGCAGGGACTCGACGCCCTTTGCGCCGTAGGTCATCGACATGCGCCGGCCTTTGAAGACTTCTGCGACCTCTGCCCGGTAGTGCAGCCACCAGCGCATATCATGGGCAAAGAGCACGTCGGCCCAGGGTGCAGCCCTGAATGACGTATTGACGACAATGGCGCGATGCCCCTTGGCGGCTTCGCAGTCGTCTAGCGTCAGGCTTGGCCCGCTGGCGATGCAAACGACCGTCTGCCCGCGCCAATCAGGCGGTTCCACCTTCATTTACGCCAGTGCTTGCCAAGAGTGTGATGTAGTGCCGGCCCGTGTCGGGGTCTTGAATGACCGCCTCGACGTTGTATATCGTGCCATCCGGTGCGGATGCCCGCTGAATCGCAGCGAAGCCCGGCCTGTACCTGACGCGGATCCTCGCCGTCACCCTCGATTGCACGGATTGAGCGGCGATTAACTCCCGACCCGATAGCTGGACAATCTCGCACGGCATGCGGGAGGCGGACGCAAATGCCGGAACCCATGCTTCGACCTGGGCGCCGTCCGAGTCTTGCTCAGTGGTCAGCGTCTCGAATGTCAACCAGTGCCTGAGCCGGCCCGCTTTCATGCCATCCCCAGGCGGACCCGCATCGGCCGGAGCAACGCTTCAAACCCGTTAGGGATGCTGGCCATTGCCTTTTCGACGCTATCCTCGCGGCTTTCGTACAGGTGCGCCATCATCAACAGGATTGCGGCCCGGATATTTGCCGGCAGCGTTTGCGCATCGGTGTCAGGGTCGCCTTCGCTGTTGTATCCGGCCCGGAATTGAATCTTGAGCGTGTTCGGTTCTTCTGTCAGAGTCGGCCACACAGTCACCGGGCGCAAAGTCGCAATGTCGCCGTAGTCGTCCACTGTGTATAGCGTCGCATCGAGCTCGGCCTGATCGCTGCCTAGCCCTGTCGTGAATGCCAACAGGTTAATGAACGGCGGGCGCATGATGGTAATGTCACCATCGGGGAATTCGTCCGCTGCCTGTTCGTAGGTGCGGATTGAAATAGATCGCCCGGTGAATTCCTCCGCGTGCCTGACCGCTGCGTCGAGCATTGAAAGGATCAACGAATCATCGGGATGCGATTCTATCCCATCGCTGTCAACGTCAATCGTGACAATCTCAAGCTGGCCGCGGCACGTTTCAATCGACAACAGGCTGGCGGCTGGATCGGATATTGTCTTGATTTTCATCTCAGGTGCCTATTGAACATCTGTAATGCTTGCCATAATGAAAATCACAAAAGTCCCTTGATGACAGTTTTAGCTAATTTCGCCACTTTTTTAACTACCGCAGGCGGTTTCTTGGGGTCATTGATAGCCGGCACGGCAGGGAGCGACGCCAAAACCACCGCCCACAGAATCAAGGTGCCGCCGCTAATCGTTGCAAGTTGCGGCTTTGCTGCTGTCCAAACGGCCTCACGCCAGTCAAACATCGCAGTCGACGCCGCTGAGACTGTGGAGTCTTTGCTGGTGACAAACGAACAGGCGTCAACAATGTCCTTATAGCCTACGCTCTTTGCCCCGTCGTCTAGGTATGTCTCGATGCGCTTGATGTAGATTTGCACGACCTCAGCAAAGGTCGTCTTTGAGAAGTCGTCGATCTTCTCGACGGATTCCCCGGCCCGGATGCGCAGCGGCTTGGTACTGAAATCAATCAGCGCCGCAATGCGGGCCTCCACTGCCGCTGTGTCGACGATTGTGTCATCCATGCCGACAAACGCCAGGAATAGCCCTCCCTGCTCGCCGATTGGGCTGTAGACGATGCCATCGGCAGCCACAAGCCCGGTTTCGATTTGCGTCAGTACACCGGCATCAACCAGCGACAGCGTGAGTGCCGTCGAGGACGCATCACCTACGATCAGATCGACGAACATGGTTTGTCCTTTGGTTATGCTGTTAAACTTTGCAGCACCGAATCGGGCAGGCGGCTGCGCCAATAGCGAATGCG